CAGCGATAATTTCGATGGCACGTTCGCGAGTGGAACCTGCGACGAGTTGCATCGTTTGGTTGACACGTTCGGCGAACTTGGCGAATGCCTTCAACTGCAGATCCTGCTCATACGCGATCTGCTTGTCGAGTTTCAACGAGAGATACTCGAAGTCAGCATCGAATGCTTCGACCGACTCAAACTTAGGATTATATGGACGACATCCATATACTTCCTTGTAGAGATCGGAATAGATGCTTGCATCTTTCGAACCAGTGGCGGCATTAATATCACGAAGAGTCAACATAATCAAAACCTTTCAAACTATAATACCACTATACCTCGAAAGTTAGAAAATGTCAAGCCCCTATTTTAAAATTATTTGATAAATTTTACTTCGATTGGTTGTTTTTTCTTCGTTGGGAAAATGAAGTCTCTATCTTCATGGTGGACGCGACGATTTGTGTCAGCGTCAGAGAACCCAATCCCCATTAGGAGGAGTGGAGTGCCATCGATGCCCAAGACTTCTTGAACACCTTCTGGGTAAAAGCAAGAGCAGCATCCAGTAGCATATCCCATCAGCGAGGCAGATAGGTTAAGATATCCTGCAGCAACACCAACAGCAAGTTGACAATCACGTTCCATGATCATCATAGTTAGTTGGTTTGGAGCACCGTCTTGCATAATTTGTAGTGTTTGATCCGTACGTGGAATTCCACCGTCAGAAAGGTTCTGTGTATAATCATGTTTTTCGAAAACAACTAGAAGATTAGCAAGGCATTGCGTATTCTTAGTTGTTTGATGTGGATTATAATTTATCGTGAACCCGTCAGTATTATCATAGATCGCTTGAATAGTTTCTCTATTGGTAATGAAATGTGCCTTATAGAACGCTATGTTCTGTTTACTAGGGCATTGAGTTACACAATCAACTAGAACCTTTAAATCTTCAGCAGGAATTTCCTGAGAAAGATCCCAGTTACGTTGACAGTGCTGACTTTTAATAATAGTCTTTGTTATGTCAGCATTGGTAATTTCTAGTTGCATTGTATAATTTCCTTTATTAGAGTTATTATATTTATAAACTAAAGAACGTCAAACTCCTACATTTTTTGAAACTAATCTCGTGGACGATATGGGTCATATTTCATACCCCACAACCATCCTCCTGGTAATATGAAAGTTAGAGGGTCAACAAGGTGGCATTTACCATTCGGTTCAACACACCACTTGCGACGTCTCATACTTGCCTTGATTGCCATAAGTCGGCGAGTTTCCCACGTATGCCTTCTAGCATACATCGGATTGGCATCCCTTCGACGTGTCCCTCGCATGGTTCGACTTATCGATGCTTTATGCTCTGGTGTTAAACCACCCCAACAGGGATTCTTTTCACCAGTCATTGCTTCTGAAATCTTTTTGCGAGTTTCAGGACTATGTCCTGCAGATTTTTTTCGAGTAACTTTATCAACAATCGTGAAACCTTTTCCGAGAACTTCTGCTTTATCTCGGAGGATTTCTATCTTGCTGTTTTGTAGCAAGAGTTCTCTTGGTTTGGGAACCTTGTTTGGATCATTGACAATCCACAGTTCTTTCTTATGTTGAAATAGAAAGAACCTCATTCACCGTTCCTTTATCTAGTAGTGTTAGATTATGTTCGCGGTCAATATATTTAAATTCAACATGATGCGGTTCAAATTCTGCTAGAGCAGCAAATACATCAGCAGTATTAAGAGCACTGCAAGTATACACATCCAGTTGCATTAGAGCAGGGGAAACCTCATCCCAAACATGCATAGCAATATGCGATGTTTCGATAATGGTTACTGCAGTCAAACCTCGATTACCAACCATGTCACTGTAAACAGCATATGGACCCATTAGTATCTTCATACCAATTTTTTCAACTAGAGTCTTCATCCAATCCTGGATTGCCTCTGCGCATTGTGGCGGATTATTCAATTCTGCTCGCACAATGAGATGCTTGTGCTCTAGGATTTGCCCCATTTCTGTTCCTTAACTTCTTCTGGAAAGAATTTATTTATAAGGTTTCTAAGGATTTTTTTGGCGACTTCTTCTTCTTAACCTCTGGCGCTTTCCACCCTGTCAGGAAACTTTCAAGAACTTCTGCGAGGCGAGGATACGCTTCGAGCAGAGTTTGATCTTTAATATGATCAAGCAACTTCGCTTCTTTAATCTGTACGCCCTGACATGTCTGCATCCAAATTTCCTCGCGACGGAACTGCGGTACTTTCTTGGCGCTGCCTTCAGGCAACAGAGTCAACAGTCGACGGAACTCCTGTGTGATGGTTGTATCTGCCATATTGGACGGCAGACCTTCATCCTTGTATGGAGTTGGACCCTCGGGAAGATTGTATGGACCTTGCTCATAACCAACACCCCATGCAACAAAACGCATGAGAACAGAATTGCCGAGAGAGACTGCTCTCACACGCTCGCGCAGTTCATCAGTTGTTCCTGCCTCACACGCCCAATCGAGCGCCTCGTCTATTTGCTTAAACTTTTTTGGTTGTAGTCTTTGTGCCATTTTCAATTTTCTTTCTTAGATTTGTAGTGCTAAAATCGTGTCGGCGAGAGTTGTAGTAGGTCTCGATATTAAGATCGTGCCCAGTAAATTCCTTACCGTAGTATTCCTGCCCGATGATACGAACATCCCAGTCATATGACTTTAGAATGTTAAGAAGATCTTCTTCGGTTGTGTATGGAATAATCTGATCAACATACTTACAACCCTCCACCTGAACCCATCGCTCAAAAATGGACTGAACAGGTTTGTTCTTCTCTGGTCGATCAATTGTCGGATCAGTTTGTAGTGCTACGACTAGACGATCGCACTGTTCCTTTGCTTCTTGAAGCATAAGGACATGACCTGCATGGAACAGGTCAAAACAACTTGCGGTAATACCAACTCTCTCAGAACTCATCGACTAACTCAATCATTTGTTTCATACGGTTTGCAATAAAATAATTCAACAGACCTGAGCGATCTCCGCCCAGTTGTTTCTCATAACTATCTATAATCGCTACTTTGATGTCCTCAGGAATGCGCGACAGATCAACCAGTTCACGATTGCGCTGGAAATTGCGCCACATTTCATCATTGGTGATGAAATCTTCAGGTTTCTGAGTCTTCCACAATGCAAGTGCTTCCTTGCGAATAGGACGCTGACGTTGACCGTTGACAAATGTATCATCATCAGACATGATATTGGGAACACCGTCACCCTTATCGCCCATGATAATATGTTCCATGAGCACTGCCTCAGGTGATTCCTTCAACTTACAGAACTTCTTCTGAACAGGAGCATACTGTTTAACATTGTCCCACTTCTGCAGTTGCTGAAAGTCATGGTCGCCAGATAGAACAAGGAATGGTTCAGCACTCGGCATGAGACCATCAGTGTTCATAGTCTGACTATACTCGGCGAGAACTGCGATAACATCATCTGCCTCTGCGCCATCAACGTCGATTACGGGATACGGGAAGTGATCTTGTAACTCACTACGAATTTGGTGCAGTGCTTCGAAGATAGCAGACCAGTCAAAACCAGACTCCTGCCGTGCTTTCTTACGATTCGCCTTATAGTTAGGAAAATACTGACGACGCCAGTAGTGACGGTTGTCACAAGCAATAACAATGTTGCCGAACTCAGCACCAAACTTCTTCTTATATGAACGAATGGCATTAATGATCATGTGCCGAATGAGAGGCAGATTTACCTCTACATCACGACGACCACCTAGTTCTGCCATCATACTGCTGATAGCAGTCTGGTTAAAATCAACAACAATCATTCTATATCTTCTTTCGTAACAGTTAATGCTTCACGAACATCATTAAGCATATTAATCTCAGGGCATTCGACTCCTGCCTGACGCATGTATAAACCAGTAATCATAACAGCGATAACAGCAGCGTCGGAATGAAAGTTCTCATCGCGGAGACCAATCTTTTTCTCCGTCGCCATAAGAATACCACGCAAACAGGCCTGCGCGAATGCCTCGGCATCCTGGTATGCTGCATATTCTGTAGCACCTTGAAGGAAATAACTCAGAGATTCTTTGTCAATCTCCTTTACGGTATTCGTCTTCAGGTAAGTAACATTATCACCATTATCGTTCATTAAAACACTTTCAAAATTAATGTAGTCGGAGTTAGACGTGCACGCACAGGTCCACTCTTACTCTTAACGGCTGAGTACCATTTTGTCAAGTCATTTTTCTTCAGTTCAGAAAATTCTTTTACTTGAGTCTCTGGTTTACGAAGCAGTCGTGAGTTAGAGAAGTTCTCATCAAATCCTACAAGACTCGCACCCTTAACAGTGATGCTTCCGCTAACTGGATTGAAATACTTGGAGATCTTTCGCGTCTTGGTATCAAAAGTCCACACTTCACTGCAATTTAGCAGATTGATAGGTTCAACGCTGGTGACACCAAGTGCAGTGTCACTCACGAGGAACTTTAGATTCTGAACCAACTTGGACTTATCCTTTGGTTTCTTCTTACGAACCTTAGCAACCTGCTTGCTAACATAAGACTTCTTGAGGTCGCTGATATATGTCTCGAGCAGTTTAACAATATCCTTGACAGACTTCATGGTTGTCAAATGCGAATAACACTCGAGCAACTGTTCCTGCGAATCAGTCAGTTGACTCTTGGGGAGTCGACGAACTTCTACAAGTTCAGCAAATTCTGCAAGGATAGGTTCGATCTTTTGCACACAGTCAAGATAGTTCTTATCTGTCAAACGATAGGGCATTAGAATCTGCGCGATGCTACGAGTATCTTCGCCATCGATAAGTTTCTCAATCTCATCATCAACATCAGATACAATGAAATTCATCGCAATCAGTGGTTTCTTAGCAACCTTGACAACAGGTTCAGGAGTTGAATCTTCATCATCAATCAGAACAATCTTCTTGCTGACTCGTTCTTCAACCTTTTCCCAGATGCGTGCCTTGTGTTCATCAGTGAGAGGGAATCCACGCATAGCGATACGTGCGCTGTTGGCATATGTCCGAGGAAGCATCTTGTCAGACAACTGGGACAATGCTTTGAGTTTGGTTGCGTCACCCTTGAACCAGTCGACGAGAAACGCACGACAATCTTTCTGGTCAACGATGAAGTTATACCAGTTCAATGCGTTACCATATTCAGACTGATAGTTTGCAGGTTCATAATCTTCAGACCAGATAGGTTCTACACCCATAGCCTTAGAATCAGCAACTGGAACTTTCAACTTATACATAGATTCACCTTTCTTCATAATATATCCAATATACTATATTTTGCTGGAAAAGTCAAGCCCTAAAATTTAACAGAGGTAATGCGGTCGTAACGGAATGCTCGCCACTCGCTCTTATCCAGATCCCAAACTGCGAGGGTTTCGCCGCTAGGTGGTTTTGTCTTTGTTCCCTTTTCACTGTATGGAGGAATAACACCTTCTTGTAGTGTGCAGCGCATCACACGTTCTTGCCCATTCAGTTTCGTAAAACTGACAGTCGCTTCACCCTGCGCAAGAGTCGCCTTTAGACCGTCGCGCCATTCTTGATTCATAATATCCATCACATTTTCCTTATATTGTTTTCATCAATAACGATTTTACCATCTCTCCAAGATCTCTTAGGGGGATCTGGCGCTGGTATGTCATGTGTTGAAGCAGGTGCATTCTCATGTTTCTCGAAAGCAAAGAAGTCTGGTGTTTCAACAACAGGTTTCTTTTTGGATTTCTTAGCAGTTCGAACAACTTTCTTTGGTTTGACCTCATCAACAACGACATAGTCTACTATACCTGATTCTTCCTTCTTTGTCAAGCTTAAAAGTGTCATGTTGGCAGCAATAATCAATAAAATTGCCAGAGGGTCGAACACGAAGATAAGCATGATGATCATTAAACGCACTGCTTTATCCACCGTAGCGGTATCACCACTACCATAGAACAGTTCTGCGATATATTTTATCGGACCTACTTCTGCTTCGAGTTTGAGATTTTCTGTTTTGAGCGGTATGAGATCAGTCTCAATAGTCTCAATGTCTGCAGTCGCACTCTTAATT